CCTCCCTTGCCGCCCTGGGCAAGATGATGCAGCCGTGACTCGCAGTTCCAGGCTTGGATATCGAGTCACCATGGATGAGGAAACCAAAACGACCGAAAGTCTCCGTCCCAGGTTCGGGGGATAGCTCAAGTACGAATGGTCCCACCTTGTCGGTGACTGTGTGCAGGGCAACGATCTTCCACTTGCCCCTGGGGATTGGGCCTTGGTTCGGCACTTCCTGTTTCGAGGGGTCGTTCTTCATGTCCCCGTATCCCGAATACCCCTTGGCGAGCAGGTCGAGGTTCAGGAACATCTCGCCTGTGGACTGCCGATAGGCCCACATGGCTAGAAAAGCTCTACGACGCGGAACTTGGAGTAGTAGACGGCGGCGCTGGAAGTCCCGACGTTCACCCAGGCTTGCAGTTGGTAGGTATACGTCCCGGCGGCGGGCGCGTCCCACCAGATCATGCTCGTCTGGGATGCGCTCACCATGGCTGCGCCCGTGGCAAGCTCTTGGATGCCGAGCGTGAGGCCCGAAGTCCCGGTGCGGACAAGCTGGAACCTTGCCCAAGAGTTGCCGATGCCGACCAGCGTGATACCGGATGCCGTGAAGTTGCTGTTGTCCCCGGTGAGGATCAGCATTACCGGGTTGCCCTTGGTCGTGATCGTCACGGTGGCATTGGTGACGTTCGTTGCGCTGGTCGCGCTGGTCGAGAACGTGCCCGTGGAGGTCGTCTGCTCGACGTAGTTCGACGCGGGCATATCCCCGGTGAGGAGGCCCGCCACGCCAGCGGAAGCCGTCACCCGGCCCGTGAACGTGGACGTACCGGATACGCTGAACGTGCCGTTGACGAGCGCCCCGGCGGTGTTGACGCCGAGCCGCCAAGTCCCCTCGACCACCGCCCGGAGGGTGGAGATCGTGGAGATCACCGAGCGGTAGAACCCGGTCGTGGTCTGGTTGCTGAACGCGATACCCGGGTCAGCCTCGGTGCCGTCCGAGAACGACAGGGGCGCGAGCATCCCGCCCTGGCCGCTACGCGACAGGCTATCCTCAATCATCGAGGCGAGGTCGGCCAGCGTGTTGTTCATCACGACCGACGAGATGGCCGTCCCCGAAACTACGGGATTCCCAACAGGCAGGGTTACTGTTCCATCACTAGCGCGGGGCATTCCCAGACCTCCGAAGTTCCTCGATGAGTGCTTGCAGCTTCTCCTCCTCGGTGGGCGCGAACGCACCCCGAAGATCCTCGTATGCCTGCGGGCCTGCGGTGAGACCGGATGCGGTGCCTCGCGCCATCCAATCCGGGATGGCCTTGGTGATGGGCGCAAGCTGCCCAATGCCCTTGTTCACGGGGATCAGACCGGGCCGCACATACCGCATCACCGGGTCGTAGATGGAGTGGAACCCGACCGCGTGGCCGCTGAACCCGGTAGTGGGGAGACCGCCGATGGCTCCCTTGGCCTCCGCGTTGGCCGCCGCCCTAGTGGCGATAGGCTCGAAAGCCTCCCCGATCTGCGCGTTGGCCCGGTTCTTCGCGTACTGCTCTCCCAGGGCAGGGTCCACGCGGTCGATGCCCTCCCGGATACGCTGACGGATGTTCCCCGAGCCCTTGCGGAAGTAGACGCCCACCGGGTCGGACGCCGCCGCCTTCGGGTCGTAATACTTCGTCATTGGGGCGTTGTAGCCCTGGCTGGCGGTGGATCTCTGGGCGTTCAACCAGTTCTGCATCGGGGATGAACTCTGGAGGTTCGGGTTCGTCTGCAACTCAAGCTGATGCAGGCGAGCCTCCACGGCCCCGTCCCGGAAGATTGGCCCTGCCTCGGATCCAGGCTTGAAGATGTCCTTCCGAAGCTGCGTGAACCCCTGGTCTACGTCCTGGGCATCGACGTAGCCGCCGCCCTGCTGCGCCGTGGCAAGGTCGGCATCGGCGGCCTTGGAGCCCTCCTTGCCCCACGCCTTCACGACATCGCGCCTCTCGCGCAGGTTGAGGCCCATCTTGTGAGCCCCGGTCTCCATGACCTTCTTGCCAGCCGCCTCGTAGGAGCCGAAGTCGTTTTCGAGGGCCTGGAGTTCAGGCCCCACCGGCTCCAGCGTCTTGACGGCCATCCGGTATGCCCTTGGGACGCCTTCCTTGATGACGTTGCCAGCACCCTTGAGCAGCCCGCCGATGACGCCGCCCTTGACGATGCCCTTGCCAGCCGCGATGGCCCTATCCCACATGGATGCGCCTTCGGGGAGGTCGTAGGCGTCGGCAGCGCCCTCAAAAGCGCCGCCAAGAGCACCAGCCGAGATGAGCCCCATCCCAGGGATCGCGGCGGGGACGATGGCCCCCGCTACCCGGGCGTAGGTGGACGGCTTGATCTTCTCGGTGATGCCCTGCTTGCGGAGATTATCCGCAATCTCCGTGTCCGCGCTGGTGCCCGTGCGGAGTCCCTGCGGCACGTTCTCGATCAGGTACTCGGCGGGGCGCTCCGGGTGGCGCGTGCCCGCAAGCTGCTTCGTGATCTCCTCATCCGGCATACCGGCGGGGAAGTTGACGTACCCGTTCACCGAGGGCACCCAGACCCTCTTGCCCATCCCCGGGACGTTCTGGATATCCGCCATGGCCTACTTCCTCATCGGGACCAGCGTGCCCGTCTTGGGGTCGATCACGAAGTCCTGCACACCGCCGCCGCCGCCCGTGGCACCCGCGATAGTCGCTGCGGTCGCATTCGGGTCGAAGCCGACCGGATCGAAGGTCTCAAGGTCGATGTACCCTTGTGGGTGCTGCTTATCCATGCCCATGTTCTGCACGAACCGGCGAGCGGACTCGGGGTTGATCTGCGAGTACCGCTTGAGCCGTTCGGTGTTGGAGAGGCGGGACTTGCGGATGAAGTTCTGCGCCGCCTCCGACTCGCCCTGGAGCATCTTGAGCATGGATTCGGCCCACTCCATCATGCCGACCGGGACCGGCTTCCCGGATACCCATTGCTGGAGTACCGCGCCCATCTTCTTCAAGGAGCCCGGGTTGAACTGCTCCAGGGTGTGAGCCGTGGGAACACCGCCAGTAACGATACGGCCAAGCACACCGGCCAACTCGGCCTGCTGGACGTTGGTAGGGTCGAACTTGGCGAGGGAGCCGTTTCGGACGGCAAGTGCGAGACCACGGATAGCGTTCAAGTCGGTCTGCCCCGCCTGACCGAAGGCGCTGCGGACCTGCTGTGCCGGATCCCATTCGCGGATGAGCTTGTTGTATTCGGCCTGCCCGAGCTTATCGAGGGCCTGCTTGTCCTTGTTGGCCGCCTGCGCCTGGGCCTGGGCAGCACGGATACGGGCCGCCTCAAGGTCAGCCGAATCCTTCATCTGCTGGCGCAGGAGGTCATTCGCCATCTTGTCCTGGGCCTGCTGCGAGAGCACCTTCTGGCGCTCCGCTCCGTACTGCATCCTCTTTTCCAGGCCCCCAAAGAGGTTCTTCCCGTCCTCTCGGGCGAGGTCGGCATCCATCTTGGCGGCGTTGACGGGACCGCCAGCGTCCGCACCCATGCTCGCCATGCCCTGCTTGTAGCGGAGCATTTGGGCCATCTTCCGGGTCGCCTCCTGGGCATCCCCGGTATCTCCCATCAGGAGATCCCAGACCTCGTTGTCGGCCATGCTACCTCCCGCCCGTGAACGCCCCGTATACGGAGTCGGGGTCGTTGGGGTCGAACGGCTTGTGGGACGGGTACATCTTCACCCCAGGCGGCAGGGGCGAGGGGCCAGCGGACGGCATCCCAGGCATCCCAGGTGGCGGTACGGGGTGGACTCCCACGTTGAGGTCTGCCGGGTTCATGCCGGGAGGAATGAGCGAGCCTGGGTCAACCGGACCCCGGGGGGCGGGTGCGCCGCCACCCAGGATGCCGGGGGCCTTGGGGGCATCCCCCATAAGGGTCGGAGGCGTCATGTTCATGTCGCCCGGTCCCTGCTGCGCCTCCTGCGCCTGCTTCTGGGCTGCAAGCTCGGCCAGGGCCTTCTTCGCCATGTCCTGCTTGAACCTCATGCTCTCCATGTTGCCTTCGCCCCTCGCCCGAAGGTTCTGGGACATGGCCTCCATGGCGCTACGCTCGCCCTGCTGGCCCTTGATGTCCGAGAGCATGGCGGCGGTATTCTGCATGATGTTGGGGGCAACGTAGACGTTGTACGGCCCCACACCGGCACCCTTGGGCTGGACGCCATGGTCGCGCAACTTCTTCGCCTGGGCCATCTGCTGTGCGATGAGCTTTTCCTTCTCATCGTACTGGTAGATGTCGTTGAGGCCCCCCATGTAGGAGGGAGTCGCGTTGGCCCGGTAGTCGAGTTCGTTCATTGGGGATAGCTCCTAGACCCACGTTCCGCCGCCACCAGAGTCGCCGCCGCCGCCGCCCTTGCCGCCACCCATCAGGCCACCGAGCGCCCCGCCGCCGCCCTTCTTGCCCTCCTTCGACTTCTGGTCGATGGAGTATTTCTGGAGGTCGCCCATGTACTTGTCCTTGGCGGCCTGCTGGAAGGGGTTTTCCCCTCCCTGCTGCCCGAGCATCCGCATCATCAAGGCCGACTGCTCAAAAGGCTGGTTCGCGCTGGCCCGGTCCTGCGCCTGCTGCCCCTGGCCGATCTGGGCGGCACTCGCCATGGCCGAGGTGTAGGCGTCGTTCATGCTCCCGGAGAAGGCGTCGTTGGCGTTGCCGTATGCTTGGGTCCCAGGGGCCGCGCCGCTATTCGCCATCTTGGCGTCGAATGCCTGCCCGCGAGCCTGCCAGAGCGGGTTCAGCCGGGACTCGTAGGCCCCCATGACCTTGTTGAAGGCGTTGGCCCCGGACTGCGACGGGTCCATACCGGACGACTTCACCATGTTGCCAAGGAGGCCGTTGAACGCCTCGCCCGCCTGCCCGGTGAACTGGCTGTTGAACACGGGCTTGCCATCGGGGCCGATCTGCCACGACTGCGAGCCAAGAGGATTGCTCTGGGTAGACGACGCCATCCCCATGAAGTCGGGGGTCTCCGGGCCGCTGTCCTGGCCTCCCGTGAACCCACCGAGCAGCCCGCCGCCGACGCCGCCGATGGCCGCTCCCCACGGGCCGAACATGGCCCCCGTGGACGCCCCGGACATCGCTCCCGACCCTGCACCACCCCAGTTCCAGCCCATGCTATGCCGCCTTCCTCAACGCCAGCCAACGGCAGTTTTCCTTACGCATTTCCATGATCACATAGTCCTCGCCCACCGCAACTCCATCCCGGATACGGGCAACCAAGCTGAACCCAACGTGGTAGCAGAGCTTGATGCTGCGCCGGTTTTCCCCACGGATCATCACCAGCGCAACGCCCTTGTTGAAGCGGTTGAAAGCGATATCGAACATCTCGTACATGAGCGGCTTGAGCGCCATCTTGCTCTCAAGGGCAATCGTCATCACGACCGAGTTGGGAGCCCAACCGTCGTAGCCGACCATGCCGTGAATCCTGCCGGTATTGTCGATGGCCTCGATGGCGAAGAAATCCTTGCTCTGCTGAGTCCCAAGCCGGGAGATCAGCCAAGGATGATTCTCTGGGGAGGCCACGCGCACGATCACCGGAACCCTCCCTGGTCGAACACTACGTCGCATCCCAGATAGGTGCAGTTCGTGGAGGTCGTGAGGCGCAGCACTATCGCCGCCGTAGTCCCCACACCCGTCGTACCCTTGATCCGGTTGGCAGTTCCGCTGCCAGATCCCCAGGTGGCCGTGTTCCAGACTCCGGTGTCCCACGCGGAGGAACCCGGAACAAGTGCTTGAGGAAGCGTCCCAATGTCCGAAAGATCGAAGTCATATCGCGCTGCCGCCGTGTATGCGGGATTCGTCCCGTCCGTCTGGAAGTACGGGCGGATCATGTGAATCCGCTTCTTCTTCGGTTCACCAAGCGTGGAGTAGGCAGTCAGGAGGGCAGCATCAATGGCGTAGCTGCCCGTGCCATCGAGCTTGGAGCCGTCCGCGTATCCGTCATTGATGCAGACGCGGCCATCCTCGGTGCCGAACCAGAGAGTGCCCCGCCATGCTTCCATGCACATGATCGGGATGTTGAGAAGCTGCGCCCATCCCTTCGTCGCCATGGACATCGCCAATACCTGCGACTGCTGGCTCGGCGTTGCCGGAACCGTGACCACCATGAGGTTGTCGGACGGGTGCATCTTGATCGCCCATCCCTCAAGGTGTCCACGCTCCGTCATCAAGGCGTTGAACAGGTTGGAGATTTTGGCAGTAGCATACTGGGTGGGATCGCGGATAAGCCCACCAGCCACCAGCCGCGACAGCGGCACACACCCAAGCCGCGAAAGGATGAATAGGTCGCCACCGAAGTCGGACGCGATGTCACGACCGGGTGGGATCTGGCCGACCCACCAGCAGCCCTGGAGGGCAAAAGTCTCAACGAACGTAGGATCCGTTCCACGATAGATGACAACATCGCCACCTCGGGAAATGCCCACCAAGAGGTCATCAATGCCGGTCCCTCCGTCAACGGTCCAGTTCCAGAGGCCCACCAACGAGCCGCCGAACTTGAACTGGCTCCCGAAGTACCAAGGGGAGACCTGTCCCGCGAACTGGTTGACCGGCAGGTAGTACGCCGTGGACGAGTTATCGCTAGTGAACCAGAGCCGGTTCTTCCAGGCCATGACATGACGGAACGAGCCCGGATCGACCGGATCGCCAGCCGTGTCGGTAGCCGCGATTTGGCCGGTTCCGGTGCCGGTCGTCACCTTTGTCCAAGTGCCGCTGTTTTCCGAGTAGAGCAGATACCCGTTGGCCCCGTCGCAGTAGGCGAGGAAGTGATCGCCCGTGATGCCCGCGAAGGAAACGTGCTGCCCAACGCCCGCGCCAGGGATCTTGATGAGGTTGCCGCTCGCGTCCGTGTAGGTGCCGAGAGGGAAGGTGTAGACCCTGGTAGGCGAGGCCGTCGAGGTCGTGCAATCCCAGATACCGTCTGCGGTGCAGGCGAACAGGCGGTCGTTGTTCTCGTTGGCCCCGTAGAAGGACATCACCGTCCGCACGCCGTCGCGCACGGGTCCAGGCCATACGCCCTGCGTTGGACCGGCCAGGGGAGCGGCCATCCCGAACTTCATCGGGGAGCCCCAATCGTAGAGGCCCGTGCCAATCTCATCCACGGGACTGCCTACGTTGGTACACCACTCCCGCCACCCAGACCGGATGCGGAGTCCATTCGCATACGGGATGAGGTTGTAGAGCGCGATGCAGTCCGAGGGCGGCACCGCCGACGCCGGGTCGAAGGCGTTGATTCCTCCGGTCGGGGCCGGGGAATGAATGGCCGAGTTCGTACCCCTTTGGGGTACGGGGCGACGGCTTGGGGAGATGAGGCCCATTTACGTCCCGAACCCCGTGATCGGAACCGACTGCTGGCCGATGAGGGTGTCCACGCCCCGGAGGGGGCTCTGGCGGGTGAGGGAGAGGACGGGCACGAAGGAGTCGCCGCCCTTCGCGTAGGTGAGGGCTTCGTTGTAGTCCTGCTGCGCGGAGGTGGTGTCGAAGTTGTGCATCTTGAGCCACGCCAGCTTGAGGGCTCGGCTCATCATCAGCGAGTCGAACTGAACGATGTCGCTGCTGGCTGTCGGGTAGTCACGGTACAGCCAGCCGGTGCCGCCGTCCGAGTACTTGATCCACCCGTCCGACTCGTACTCGTAGGCTATCTCGTATCCGCCCGGAGTCGGGTTGTCGGGGTAGATGTAGATCATCCCCTCCATGGGTCGGAACAGCACCGTGAACACGACGCCGACGAGCCTGGACTTGAGGTACTGCCACTCCTGCGGCGACAGGGGACCGCCGAGGGGGAGCCGGTTCGTCCGATTCCATCCCGACTGATCCTCCATGACGTAGAAGTCGGACGGTAGTGCGTATGACGGCGTTCCCTGGACTGTCGTGAACGTGGCCTGCTTCCGCAGGATCGTCCAAGAGTGCTCTCGCAGGGTTTCGCGGCCCACCGTCTTGAGGAGGGTCTGCATCTGGACGACGTTGGGGTCCAGATCCGAGAAGGGGTCCGTCACGGAGGACAGGCCAACCTCGACCAAGGCATCGTTGATGATCTGCCCTGCCGTGTCGAACGCCATGTAACCCTCCGGTTACTTCGCCCGTGCCCGGGTGATTTCCTTGATCTGCGCCGACTGCTCCTCAAGCTGCCGCTTGAGAACGGCGATGTCGTTGTCGCGCTTTTCGAGTTCGACCTGCATCTGCTGGACCGGGGCGGCCTTCTCCGCTGCCTCCAGATACGCGATAACCTTCGCGCGGATCCCGAAGTAGCCCATAAACTTCTGGCCGTTCACATCCGAGACATCCCGAAGCTGCTCGGCGGTCTTGATGCCCACCGCAGCCATCTCCATCGCCTGCCCCTTGGAGATGAAGGGGATGGTGGTGAGCGGGGTGCCCTCGACGGGAGCCTCCAGCCCTGCCTTGAATGCCAGATACTCCCTGGCAAACTCGATGGTGTCGGCCTTGCACACGGGACGGACGACGTTGCTGGTGGCGTCGCCCGGGATCATCTTCTTGATGAACTCTTTGTCCTCAAAGATGGGACGCGCCTCGGCTGCGGACTTCTCATCGTTCCTCACGGCATCCATGAAGAACTGCACGACGACGCCCTTCTTCGGACCCACTCCTGCCTGGGCCATGAGCGCCTGCATCTCTGCGTCATCTGCGGTCTGCGCCATCTGGGATACTCCCGACTACCCCCGAAGAAAGGGACGCCAAGGCGGGGGTTCCCTGGCGTCCCCCTTGCTGCCTACTACACCTAGATTCCCGCCGTGACTCCGATGACCTGCGGGAAGTTCAACTGGACGGTGAGGCTGGCGCTCTGGGACGAGGTGTAGGAGTTCGGAGCCACCACACCGAGAACGAGGTTGCCAGCGACAGCGTTGGTGAGGAGCAGACCAGCCGTGCCCGCCGCGATGTAGAGCGGCACGCCAGCGGCGATGGCCGAGTTCGTGCCCCGGGCGTAATCGCAGATGCCCTGAACCTGAACCCAACCGTACACGTTGGTCGCGGAGAGGTTGCCAGCGGCAACGCCGACCGGGAACTTGGACGCGCTGTTCGCGGCTGCGAGCAGGACGGCCTGATTCCCGGAAACGTGGACGAACTGTCCGGCGGCGGTGACGTTGGAGCCCTGGCAGTACTGGAACATCCCGGCCCCGACGTTGCTGGTGCCGGTGTTCTGATCCTGGGCGCGGACCACCACACCGAGCGGGAACTGCGGCGCGGTGGCGGTGGCGGTGACGGGAGTGGGGTTCCCGATGAAGGGGTCAACGACCTTGTAGGTTGCCATGTTGGTTGTCCTTTCCTTGGCTTAGGTCTGGGCGTTGAGCCGACCGCAGAACTGCGGACCGGACGAGGTGAGCGCCCCGGCCCACGCGAGGATCTGGACTTCCGCGTCCTGATTCACCGCGTACCGGCGATTGGGGTTGAGAGCGACCATGTTCCGATCCTTGTGGGGTCGGAGCCGCAGGTACTTGCTGTTGATGAAGTACATCGTGCCGAACGGGCTGGTGGTGCCATCCGTGGCGAAGCCACCGATACCACCATCGAGCACGACATCAGCGTCGATGAACTTGAGGGAGGGGAAGCCGAGCTTGGCCTGCCCCGGGTCGGTGAAACGCTGGATGTTCTGGAGCGAGGCCACGAACAGGCTCCAGTACGAGTTGGACGCGATGATGAGATCCACCCGGTCAGCGCCACGAACCGTCTTGGCCCAGAGGGTGTTCATCGCCGCCTGAATGGTGGACGAGGTGAAGTTGCCGCCGGTCGGCTGGTGCGTCTGGTTCTTCCAGAACGTCCAAGTGCCCCGGTCGATCCCGCCGTAGGTGTTGGTGGGGGTGAAGGCGAGGGCAGCGTCGAGACCCACGATGGTCTTGCCGCCGAACGCCGTGCCGTCGCCGTAGACGCCCTGCGAGAGCAGGTTCGCCATGGTGCCTTCGGCCACGTTGATACGGGATTCCATCAAGTCGATCATCGACTCACGGCCCGCATTTTGAAGCTGCTCAAGACCGGAGATCACGACCGGCACGGCAAGCTGCTTCATCTGGAACTGCGCCGCCGAGATGACATCCTGCGCTGCGACCGGCAGGAGGTCGTATCCCGAATACCAAGAGGCGTTCCCGTTCTCTTGGAAGCTGATCTCCTCAAGGATGGTGGACCCACCCGAGATGGTCTTGATGTTGCCGCGCTCGTTGAGCCGAGCCAGGAGCGCGTTGTTCTTGGTCACGTTGTCCGCGATCTTGCGGGTACGGGACTCGATGGTCGTGGCGATGATGTCGGTGATGCTGGTAGGGAAAGCCATGCTCGCTCCGTAAAGGCTAGGGTTGCGACTCTTGCGCGTGGGCGGGCCGATCCCGCTCGCCACGCCCCGTCGCGGGGCCTTTTACGCGAGTGAGCCCCGGTGACGGTGGCTCTCGCTACTTCCGACCTGCCACCCTATCCCACGCGGCGGCGATGTCGTCCTGCAAGCTCTGGCCCGATGGAGCGATTGGTGCCGCTGTCGGGCTCCCCTTCACACTACTAGATGCTGCCATGGCTCGCTGCGTGGACCCGTTGGAGTTCGCCGCTGCCCGTCGCTGTTCCAGTACCCGGGATACCTCTGGGTGGATTGCGATGGCGCGATTGTAGGCGTCCTTGGCCGACATTTGCAAGCCCCGGCGGGCGGCCACTTCAAGGATATCCGCCATATCCTCACGGACATCGTTGAAGAACTCCTCCTGCTGGATCTGCTCGATGGCGCTCATGGCCTGCTGCTCAAGCTGCTGCTGCTTGAACTGTTTGGCCTGATTCACCTCGGCAAGAAGCTGATCCACTCGGGGATCACGGGGCGGTGCCGTGGGCTGCGCCGACGCCGGGGCAGGCTGGCCCTGGAGAAGCGCCCCAAGGGTCTCCAAGTCCACCCCGTAGGTGCGGATGATACCGGCTACGATCTGCGCCTTGGTCCCCTGCGGCCCGGTCGCCAGCATCGCGGTCGTGCGGAGGAGATTTCCTACGCCTTGGATTGGGTCCACCCCTTCCGCCTGGAAAAGAGGCTGGTAGGGGGACGTAAGCTGCTTGAAGGCTTCGTGGGTCCGGCGAGCCTCGGCGGTCTCCTGCAAGGCGATGGCGGTCTCCCGCTCACGCCGGATGACCTCCTGCTGGATGTCGGCGGGAACCTTGTCCCATCCCTCTCTTGCGGTAGGCTTCCAAGAGGCGGGAGGCTTGACCTTCACCACCTCGGGCGGGGCCGTTTCAACGGGCTTTGCCGCTTCTGGGGCCTTTTCCTCTGGAGGCTTGACTTCCCCCTCCTTCGGGGGAGTCACCTTGAGGGCGGGCTGCTCACCGATCTTGGCGAACCGGCCCTTGTCGTCCCGAGCCCTCTGGGCGGCATCCGCATCGGCCTTATCCCCAATAGGAGATGGCTCGATACTATCCTGCGGGGTGTCCTTTACCGCAGGCGCATCAATGACAGGCCCGTCCTTATTGGGTTCCGCAGCGTCGAATGCAGCGGCGATGTCGTCCTTGAGGCTAGATTCCTCGTTCATAACAGCCATGTGCGTCCCACCCCCGAGCTATACCGTATAGCGTGGACTACTTGTCGCCTTTGCCGATGTCGTCAACCTTCTTGTAATACTCGCCTTTTCGCTTGAGCGCGTCGTGCGGAAACATCCCCTCTGGGAGAAGGTCTGCCGCTTTCTTGGCTCCCTTACGGGCAAGCTCGGCCTTGGACTCCATGGTCTCGGGGTCCACCTTCCGGTCCGGCCCCTTCATCCTGCGGAGCAGCCCAGACATCGCTTCTTGAAGCGTTCCCATCACTTCCTCCGGTCAAGCACTTCGTAGGTGGCCCTGGCAACGGCTTCTCGCCGTTCCTTGTGCTGCTCCTGCGCGGCCCCCCGCCTCTGCCTCTCGTACCATCCGGGAGAGAAGTCGCTGGAGGGCGCGAGGCCCGTGCGCTTCATGTATTCCCGATGCTTCCGTCTGGACCCGATGTCAGTCCCGTCCGTAGCGGCGGTGTTCTCGTAGAAGCGATCCACCAGAACGGGGGCATTGAGGGCAACGTCGCCCTCGACGTATCCGTAGTCCTCCCAGGCGACGAACCCCCGCTCGTTCGCCTTCGGATGTCCCGGCTTGTAGACCCATTTCCGGCTCATCAGTCGTCGTCCTCCGACTTGGTTCCGTTGCGAGCTTCCTCGGCGGCCATCACGGTCTTGATGGCGTCGCGCTGGATCTCGGACTCCATCTTCCGAATGTTCAAGTCCTGCTGCGCCTCGGCCTGGGCACCCTCCAACTGCGCCTTTTTGGCGTCCAGCTTGAGGTCGAGCACCTTCTTGGTGAGGTCAAGCTGCCCTGCCTGGGCCTTGATCTTGAGGTCGGCAACCTTGCCCATGATGTCGATCTGGCCCTTCTGCTTTTCCATCTGCATCTGGGCCTGCATCTTGACCATCTCGGGGTCCGGCTGCGGAGGCTGCATGGCCGCTTGCTGGAGCGCCTGCTGCGCCGCGAGCACCATCTGATCCATGACGCCTTCGATGGTGGACGACCCACGGAAGGACGAGATCGTCCATTGGAGCATCTGGAGGAGATACGGCATAGCCCAAGGTGCGGCCTGGGCGACGGGCACCGACGACTGCAAGAACTGGCTCATCGCCATCAGGAACTCGCTGCGCTCCTGCTTGATGGCCGCCATGTCGGCAAGATTGACCGACTCGGGCTTGACCTCGATCCGGTACTGGTAGAAGTCGCTCTTGATGAGGCCGATGGCCTGCTGCGCGATGCCCTGGTCCGCGCCCATCATGTATTGGACGTTGGACCGGACGATGATGGTCTCCGGGGAGAAGTGCTTGGAGATGATCTCGGCCTTGAGCGCCTGAATGTCCGATGCGAAGCGGGCAAAGTCGTTCTGGAGCCGCTGCACCCGGACGGAGGCGAACTTCGCCTTGAGGGACTGTTCGGTGGCCGTTGCACCCTGCGTGGACTGCCCGCGCATGATGTCCGACATTCCCGTGACCTGATAGAGAAGCCCCTGGAGTTCGGCCCGGTAGTCGCGGAGCACCGTGAGGGCATTCACAATCTGGTCGAGCGGGAGCCAATCGACCACCCCGGCAAGGCCGCCCTTCTCCTTGAACGCCTCGAAACCGTCGATCGGGATGAGTTCGTTGGCGACGGCCTCGGAGAGCAGGCGACGGATGCCCTCGTTGGTCTTGTCGTAGACGCCGCGCACCGCGATGGCACGCTCCAAGAGCGTGATCCGGGTGCTCACCATGTCGATTTCATCGTACAAATCTTGGGCCAGGATGAAGTCGGACCTGGGGATGAACTTCGACGTTGTGACGTTGGCGGTCAGGGGCCGGGGGCACGGGAAGAACCCGTCGAGGTCGAGCGGGTCATCCTTGGTATCCAGAATCTTGTCGAACCCGGCCACCCACCAGTAGACCTTCTTGTTCTCCTTGCACCAGATTTCCCAGACCTCGGCGCGAGACCAGGGGTCGTTCTTGAGCCCGTCGTTGTCGTCGCGGTTCGTGTACTTCGGCCCCTTGAGGGGAACGAGAGGCCCGTACTCGGGGAATCGCTTGTTGAGCGCATCCCGGGTCATGGGTGCCCGGAACGCCACCCACCTCACCTCATCCCAGGTGCGGCAGGGCGACCACCGAAAGTCCTTCCAATGAACGTAGTCGGTATCGACATCCTCCTCGATCTTCTTGGGAGGCGGCTGGTAGCTCGGGGCAAGCTCGACGCCGTTGGTCGGATGGAAGATAGCCGCAACCGGGTCCTGATCTTCCCACTCGGCCTCGTAGCGGACCCGGACCTGTCCGAGACCCGGGAGCAGCCGGTCCTCAAGGCAGTTCTCCAGGGCGGTCGCGTAGGTGTCGCTGTCCCGCTCGATGTCGGTGTTGAGGAGGCGTTGGAGGACTTCACCGCCAACCCGGGCGATGTCGTCGTTGGGGTCGGCGTACTTCCGCTTCACATCGACCTTGGGCTCCCGACCGTAAAGAAGCGCCTGGAGGGTCTGCACGTTGGAGGTGAACAGGTTGACGCGGGTGTCCCCGTCCGAACGGAGGTCGGAGCGGTAGTCCAGAAACCGCTTCACCACCTTGTCCCCGGCCTCGGTCCACGACTTCTGGTTCTCCTCCGCAGCCTTCATCTCGATCGTCCACTTCGCCGCCATCCCTTCCGGGGTGTCGTCAAACTGGCTCTCGGACTCGATCTTGTTGGTCTGCGGCCCGCCCGTGTTCTCGCTCATGCGATTCTCCTACGCCCCGAAAGTGATAGTGCCCGATCCTCATGGAGTTGGTCGAGCGTGAACCTGTGATGGAGTGGCTTGATGGAGAGTTCCGGCGGCGGCGCAGGCGGCTTCGGCTTGAGTAGCTCGGATACCTTCACGACAGCGGCGACGTAGCGGAAGGCATCGCTCGCGTGGCTCGACCAGTCATGGGCGGGCCTCACCGAGTAGTCCTTCTTGTCCTCGTCGTATTCGTAATGGTACTCGCGCAGGCACTTCACGCCATCGGAGGTGCGTGCATGAAACCGCACCCCCTGTTGGATCATCCAGCGTGCGGCCTGGATACCTTCAAGAAGTGGAAGGTCCGGTCCGCAGGACACCACTCCAGGGTATCGTCGCAAGAACTGATTGAGGATTGAGACTCCTGCGGCGAGGGTGGTCTGTCGGGCATCGTGCGGGAGCCAATGCTTGACGTATCGGTAGGGCTTTCCGTCGATGATGTCGAAGTAGTGCGAGAGTGGTTTGCCATGTTCTTCGTAGAAGTCGATGAGATCGACCCTACCCTCCTTTACTTGCCAGAACCAAATAGCTGTCGAATCCGTGAATCCCAGGTCCCAACTTGTGAAAACGTCGGCGTATGAATGCTCGAAACCAGATATCCGTCCCGCTTTGGCGACATCATCAATAAGGTCTCCCCAAACGCTCCCGATGAGAGCGGCAGACCAATCACAGAGATATTCCTGCTTGATGAAGGCTTCGGGCTTTCCGGTTGCCCGCTCCTCCGCGATGGTCTTGTCGGGGTCGTAGGCCCGGGTGTCGTAGAGGGTCTTGAGGTCGCAGTACCAGAGCTTCGAATCCGCCTGGGCGCGGTCAAAGAGGTCTTTGGCATGGTTGTTCCCTCTCGGAGTCGTGATGTAGATTTCCCAACCATCGTTCTCCCGGAGCATAGGAGAGATGAGGTTGGTGCTCCGTGGCGAGCAGATGGCGTATTCGGAATAGACAACGCCTACCGGACCGGCACCGACGACTTCCACACGATCCGATCCCAGGAGCCGCCAGATCGAGCCGCACTTGAGTTCGACAACCATCTGCTGCTCGTCCTTCCGGCGAACGATGGATCCAGCCCGCTTGGGGTCGAGGAAACCCGGAAAGACATTCTCAAGGATACGCTTGCCATCTTTGGTGAACCCCTCCCAGATAGCCTTCCGGGCCTGGGCGAACGTAGGGTAGATGTGCCAGTAGGCACCCTTCCGCTGGTGAGCCAGCTTGGCGGTCTGGTGGAGGGCGGTGAGATCCTTGCCCGAGCGGCGGTGCCAGATGAGCATGGCCTTCTTGCCGCCATTGTCCATGAACTCCATGAACGGGATCTGGTAATCCCGTGGCTGGAAGTCGTTGGGGAGTTCTACCCTCATACCCAGGACGCCCCGTTCCAGACGAACAACCGCTGCCGAGCCCCGGTAGCGAGGGACGAGGTGTAGGCGTCGGTGCAAGTGACCGTTTCCGAGAACGAGTCACCAGCGGCGCTGACCAGTACAGCCGAGTACAAATCCGTACAGGTGACGGTCTCGGTCTCGGTCGCCGTGAACGCCGAGATGGCGTAGGCGTAGAGGTCGGTGGCGGTGACGCTCTCGACCAGGGACAGCGCACCCCGGATAGCGCCAAGTGCGTAGGCGTCGGTAACGGTGACGCTCTCGGCCTCGGTGTTTGCGCCCCGAATGGGGCCTAGCGAGTAGGCGTCGGTGGCCGTTGCAGTCTCGGCCTCGGTCCTGGCTCCCGTGCTCCTTGTGGCGTAGGTGTCGGTCGCGGTGGCGGTTTCCGCTTCCGTGGCGTTGGCTCTTGCCGCCCGGGCGTAGGCATCGGTCGCCGTCGCGGTTTCCGCCTCGGTCCGGTTGGCGGCTACGCTGGTTGCGTAGGCATCGGTAGGCGTCGTGGACTCTGTTTCGATGCCAGACCCGGGGCCGCCCGCGTAGACGTAGAAGTCCGTCGCGGTCGTAGACTCAAGCTGCGTGGCCCGGTGTACCTGGGCCGTCGCGTAGGTATCAGTCGGGGTCGTGGACTCCGACTGCGTGCGTGCTCCCGCGATGGGACCAAGCGCGTAGGCATCGGTCGCCGTCGTGGACTCGGCCTGGGTCCGGGCACCCGCAATAGGCCCAAGTGCGTAGGCATCGGTGGCCGTGACCGACTCGGCCTGCGCGATGGCTGCGGCGACCGCCCGGGCGTAGGTGTCCGTGGGGGTAGTAGACTCGGCCTGCGTCCGCGTGCCCGTCGTCGCGGTAGCGTAGGCGTCGGTCGGCGTCACCGACTCTAGTTCGGAAGATGCACCAGCTACCCGGGTGGCGTAGGCGTCGGTCGGCGTTGCCGACTCGGTGCCGGTATCGCTGAGAGGCGCGTTGCCGGTCGCGTAGGCGTCGGTCGCAGTCGTTGACTCAAGCTGCGTGACGTTGATGGACTGCCCGGTCGCGTAGGTATCGGTCGGCGTTGCCGACTCGGCCTGGGTCCGAGCGCCGACGCTCCGCATCGCGTATGCGTCGGTTGCGGTTACGGACTCGGCCTGGGTACGGGCCGCAAGGATTCTGGCAAGGTAGCTCTCCGTCGCGGTGACGGTTTCTGCCTGCGCGTTGGCGAGTCGCGCCGCCGCGAGGAGAGCTTCGGTAGCCGTTACGGTTTCAGCCTGAGTCTCGTTGAACGTCGAACCAGAGGCCGCAGCAAGGCCAAGCTGGAAGGCGTCGGTCTGGAACGAGCTAGGCTGGAAACCCATGGCGAACCTTGACTACGGGGCCTTCTTGGTCACGGTTGCGATCATGTCCTGGGCGGCCTCCTTGTAGGCGGCCAGGGCGAAGTCAACGAATCCCTTGTCGCGTCCGACGCACCAGGGCGCGATGGAGAAACCGTAGGCGACATCGAAGTCGCAGGAGTAGGCGAGCGGCCCTGGAGCCATCACGGAGTCCGTGTGGGGCGCTTCCGTGGCCCTCCACGCCTTGTTCATGTAGAGCCACGCCATCTCGGAGAAGGCCGACTGATGGGTGGGATCGCCGTAGTACCGATGCGATGCCCAATGCGGCGTGATGATCTGGGCCTTCGCCCCGACCTTCATCACCCGGTATAGCTCGTTGAAGAAGTGAACCCGCTCCACCCAGGTCAGATGCTCGACCATGTGGGAACAATGCACCTCCTCGACGGAGTTGTCGGGCCACGGCCAAGTGTGCTTGCCGAGGTCGCAGATGACATCGACCTTGCCGCCGAACTGGCGGGAGTCCACGCCGATGAACCCTTCGCGCTTCTTGGTGCCACAGCCGAGATCCAGCTTGAGTCCCGGAACCGCTGCGGTCGGATCGACCTTCTTCTTCTTGCTCACCAGATCACCCCCTGATCGTCAATGTGCCCGATGGTCGTGCTGCAATCGACAGCGCAGCGGAAACCGTTGGGGCGGGCAACCCTTCCCCAAAAGTAGAGATCCTGCGTGCCGACACCCTGATCCGTGGGAACGGTGCCGACCGTCTTGAACCAAGGCCGTTCGACTTTCTTGGCCTCAAGCTCAAGGAACATCGACATCCGGTATAGGGCGAACCCCATGCCGATCCCCCAACACTCCTTGACCGCACCGGACGGGTCGGGAGGCTGCGGGCGGTAGTTCTGGACGGGATCCTTGATGTCGCCCCAAATCTGGGGCACGCCCGAAGGCCCCTTGGTCCAGTAAAGTCCCGATATTGCTGAGTATTCCGGGTGCTTCTCCATCGCCGCGATGAGCTTCAAGACCTCGTTCCCCTGGGCGGGCACGTTGTCGTGCTCGATGGTGAACAGGTACTCAAACTCGCGGAGCATCGGGTTCGCCAGGGCAACGTCGATGGATGCCTGGAAGGCTGCGCCGACCTCCGCGTTCCGAACGAGGAGCGGGATCATCGGCTGGTTGGGAGGGAACACCAAGTTGCGGTGCGAGAGGTAGACATCCGAGCGGATCTTCTCACCCGCCGGGATGACGTAGAGGATTCGTTGCTTCTTCCAGGCCCCACCCTCCGTCAGCTTCGCGGACGCTTCCGCAAGCTGCTGATTGTGGATGCCGGGATGCAGCGTGATGATCTCGGCCATTACACCCCCGTTACATCGAGAAACCACTTATCCGGTATCCGACCAACTCCATGACTTCTACGGCTGCTATCTGCCCGTACTGCGCGTTCGCGGTGGTGCCTGCGTCGGTGTTGCCCGCGACCGTGGTTGCGGCGGTGAGGTGGAAGTTACACGGGTTGCAGAACATCCCGCCCGGGTCCGCGACGGCGGCATCCGAGGTACACGACGCAAT